TGAACAATTCTACAGATGTCTTTAATAGTTGGTTCAAATACACCGTGAGTTGATGGGTATGTAATCATAATACAAGACAACTCAAATGTATTCATTATTGCTTGCTTTTCTAAATCTTTTAAATCTATATTTCCTTCATCGTCACATTTAACAGGAACTATCTTCATACCTGCCATCACTGCTGATGCGGGATTAGTTCCATGTGCACTTGTAGGTATTAAACATACATTTCGATTTGTGTCACCATTACTTCTATGATATTCTTGTATTGCTAATAGACCCGCATACTCTCCCTGTGAACCTGCATTTGGTTGTAATGATACTTCAGCAAATCCAGTGATATCACATAACCATTCTTGTAAGTCAAACATAATTCTTTGGTATCCCAAAGTTTGATGATCAGGTGCAAATGGATGCATATTTGCAAACTCATTCCAACTTACTGGCATCAACTCTGATGCTGCATTGAGTTTCATTGTACAACTACCAAGTGGCATCATACCATTTACAAGCGAAAAATCTTTAGATACTAACTCATTGATGTATCTCATCATATCAGTTTCACTATGATAACGATTGAAAACATCTTGTCTTAACCAAGGTTTTGTTCTCTCTGGTATATTTTTCCACTTACAAATTCCAACTGCATCAACAATATGATCAATAGTATCACTTTTATTAACTAAGTCTTGTTGTGAATTTAATAATTCTTTGATCTCATCAAGGGTTGTAAGTTCATCCAGAGTAATAATGGTATGGTCATCTTCATATCGAACATTGTATCCTTCAACTGCAAGAAAACTTTTAAATCTTACTGTATCAAATCCTTCAGTGTCATCTACATCTATACCTAACCAAAATAACCCTTTCTTTAAAATTTCACGATAAGTTAAAATACGAGTTGCAATTTTTTTAAGACCTTCTGCTCCATGATAAGCAGCGTAGAAACCTGCCATATTTGCAAGTAGTGCCTGTGCTGTACATATATTACTTGTTGCCTTATCTCTTCGTATATGTTGTTCTCTTGTTTGTAGTGCTAGTCGTAGTGCTTTATTACCTTGACTGTCTATTGACTGACCTACAATTCTACCAGGTATTTTTCTCTTATACTTATCTGTAATTGCAAAAAATGCTGCATGTGGTCCTCCAAATCCCATAGGGACACCAAATCTTTGCATACTTCCAACTGCAATATCAAAACCCATCTCACCAACAGGTTTCATAAGAACCTGTGCAAGTGGATCTACGATTGCAATCTTCATACACTTATGAACCTCTGCTAATCTTAATACCCCATCACGGTGTTTTAAGTTACCATGATTATTTGGAAGTTGAACTAACAATCCAAATGCATCAGTGAAAAAAGACATTGGAATTACATCATCCAAATCTATTTGAACTATATTAATTCCTAATGGTCTTGCTCTTGTTTTTAATACTTCTAATGTTTGTGGAAATAACTTATCATCCACAACAAAATCTTTTTTCTTTCCCTGATTATATGCAAGTATCATTGCCTCTGCAGCAGCAGTTCCTTCATCCAATAAAGATGCGTTTGCAACTGGAAGTCCAGTAAGTTCTGTGATAAGTGTTTGATAATTAAATAATGCTTCTAATCTACCCTGAGATATTTCTGCCTGATAAGGTGTGTAAGAAGTATACCATGCAGGATTTTCAAATACATTTCTCAATATTACTGGAGGTGTGATTGTTCCATAATATCCCTGACCAATTAGACTTCTCTTGACAATATTATGTGAAGCAATATCTTTTAATTCTGCAAGTGCTTCTTGTTCACTACATCCTTCTGGTAATTTACTATCACCACGAAGTAAAATAGAATCTGGGACAATTTCTCTTACCAATTCATCAATGGTAGATAGACCTAAATCAGAGAGCATTTTACGTTGCTCTATTTCTGAAGGTCCGATATGACGTTGAATAAATTCTGACATACTATCCGCTAATCATGTCTTCATCCATAGTTTTATTTCGGATGATAATAGTGTTGTTATCGTAGTCAGGATAAAATTCAATGATATCGCTATTATCCCAACACATCTCTTCATATAACATATTAAGTTTCATCATATCCTGATACATGTCTGATGGTCTATCGTCCATTAAAAAACTCCTGTGTTGTAATTAAAGAGAAGTAATTCTTTTCTTGTTTTTTGTTCTCTCATATACTCTCCGACTGAACGCATTGTATATGTGAGATCAAACTCAGCAACATTCCAATCTTTAAATCTGTCTTTAACTAATTGGTCTGAATTATAACTTATAAGCATCTCTGAATTATATATTTCACAATTTTTTGCAAAATCATCATGATCAAACTTTTTATGCATAGAACCCTTTTTACCATATAAATTATCCTTAATATCATATGGTGGGTCAAGGTATACAAAGGTTTTTTCTTTATCTCCTAACATATGTTGATAATCAACATTTGTAATGTACCAGTTCTTAATAAGTTCAGTATACATTGGTAACTTATCAATTCCTCTCATTGAAAAATTTGCATCACTTGCCTGTTCAGAAAATGATGATGACTCGGTAAGACCACTAAAAGAACATTTGTTTATAATGTAAAATGCAACAGCACGTTCTTGATCATGAGTTGTTTCATCATTTAATTTTTCTTTTGCAACACTGAATAATTCTCTTGCAGAGACAGGATCTGAATGCCTAGATTTAATATCTTTTAATGCTAGATGTAAGTATTCTCCATTACATTGAAGATGTAACCAAAAATTATATAATGGTTCATACAAATCATTAACAACAATCTTTAAATTAGGATATTTTTTTGTAATGTGTAATGCTACACTACCACCACCAAGAAATGGTTCATAGTATACTTCATAATCTCTGAGGTCTGGAAAGAACGGTTCCATTTTTTTGCAAGCACGAGACTTACCACCAGGATAACGAAGTGGTGTTTTAAAAGATTTAAGTGACATTAATCAATTGTTTCCCAAATAATGTAATCATCAGGATCTATCATCGGCATATATGGTGATTGACCTGTACGTCTTCTGTCTAATTCATCCCATTCCATTTGAATTTCAATTAACTCGGTAAGGTCTTTTACTGAATTGGACATTGATTGATAACCTGCACCAACAAAAATTTGTCCTGCCATTACAGCAACGGTGCATGCACCCCAGAACAAGTAATATTGATACGATTTGATTTGTGCTTTAGTTTTAGCAAAAGTTGATTTAGTCATTTGAATTCACACTCCACCATAATTTCAGTTAAACATGCTAATAAATTAATTTCTTGGTCTGCTACAAAGGCAATTTGATATTGATACTTTGCAATAATCAAGACTGCTGCAGGTATTGTGCCTGGTACAAGCACTTCATATAATGAGTCGTATATTCTTCTCATTAATACACCTGAGTCATTATCAAGATTATCTACACACCATTTCCGAACCTCAGAGAAGTTCTTCATCTTGAGATTCTTCATTAAGTCATTCACAGATACATCTGAGAATGCTGCTAATATACCACTGTCAATCTTACCACTTACTGAGTATCTTTGACACTCATTTAACACTCTCCTCCAATCAGGAAAATGTTTATTAATTAATTCTGCTACAACTTTCTTGTCTGCATCTATCTTTTCATCATCTAATATCTGAGTTAGTCTAGAAAAGAATTGTGCTGCTATTGTTGGTTTGTCTTTTTTATTAATCGAGAAATCGACAACAGAACACCTAGAATGTAGAGGTTCGATAATTTTGTTTTTGTAATTACAGGTAAAGATAAACCTACAGTTTTTGGAGAACTCCTCAATAGACGCTCTGAGAAGGAGCTGTACATCGGAAGTGGTATTGTCTGCTTCATCAATGATGATGACTTTATGTTTCGACTCGCTTGTAAGAGAGACGGTAGATGCGAAGTTCTTTGCGTTGTTCCGAACAGTGTCGAGAAACCTGCCTTCATCCGATCCATTAATGACATAGTAGTCTGCTCCTAATTGATGACACAATGCCTTTGCCACTGTGGTTTTACCTATGCCAGGTGGTCCTGACAGAAGCATATTAGGTATCTCTCCCTTCTCTACAAAATCTTGAAATGTTTGTTTAGTTGTTTTAGGTAAGATACATTCTTCAATTGTTTTGGGTCGATATTTTTCGACCCATATAAAATCACTCATAATTCATAATAAAGGTTTGTTCTAAGCTCTTTTTCTTCTTATCTTAACAATCGAAATACCTGCCATCAAACCCGCAACTAAACCTAATGTTGCAATAGCAACTGTTGTGCTGAATATTAGTTCAACTGGAACTAAAGGTTGTGCTTCCCATGTGCCAGGTAATGTATAAACAGATGGGTTTGATAAAAAGATCATTCGTTGTTCCTCCATGTTTTTCTCATTGTAACATATGTAGCATTTTTTGCCACCAAATCTCTAACTTTCTTAAAGATTTGTGCTGATTTAGCAAAATCACATGTTGCATGATCTGGTTCTTGTGGTCTTACATTACCTTCATCATCATACTTTTTACCAGAATGATGATTAGCATAACGTCTTGAACGTGTAAAACCCATTTCTAGAAATTTACGACACATATCCATACCAATAAAATCTCCATCAACCATATACTTAAGATACATTGATAAGATTTTATTTGCAGAATTTACTGCAATCTCTGGAGTTTTAAATCTCCAATGAGCACAGATATCGTTAGTATAAGGGCGAACCAGTAGAACTCCTTGCTCTCCCCTTCCAATACGATAAAGTTTACGAGTTTCCTCATCTGTAAAATCAAGTCTCTTGTAATCGAGTTCATAATCAAATTCTTTCATTATTTAAAACCTTTAGGTTGTTTCTTTGGTTTTGGTTTATCAATCACTTCAATGACGGTTCCTTCAAAGAAAGGTGAACGACAATTGTTCCACCAATACTCTTGAACCTCATCCCATGATTCTACCACAAAACTTTTAGTTGGGCAAACTATTTTGTAATGATGACGATCATAATCCCCATGATCAGTTTGCTCAAAATATTGTGGGTCGTCTTTTCCGATTAATTCAGTCATAACCAATCTGCTCTATCACATCCCCATCTCTTAACTTCCATAGAGTGAAAACGATCCTGCATATATCGTATCACAGCTTTATAATCTGTATCTGAATTACAAGAGAATAAATCACATCTTGCAATATCATCTTCAGGCCAAGTGTGTATACTCATATGACTATTTGCTAATAGTGCATATCCAGTAACACCATAAGGTTGAAACTTATGAGTGTCAATCTTTAGAACTTCCAACTTACCAATCTTTGCTGCCTCTACCAATGTTTCTCTAACATATTCCTCATCATCTAATGGAGGTGTTATGAGACATTGTTTTAAATCAAATAATACGTGTTTCATAAGTTATAACCAATCTGGTTTTTTGGATGGGTCACGAAGATAATTAGATGCAGCCCAAGGTTTGGACGATATATAACGCTTGTAAGCAGTAAAAGTGTCAATGCTTGTGTCAAATTTAAACTCATCAGGACCTGCGAATGCGAATGTTTTTACTTCCCTACTACATGTAAGGTCATCTTGATTAGAGTATTTAAAGAATACTTCTTTTGCTTCATTGATTGTATTAGAACAAGAATGAATTTTTTTATATCTTTGATAATATTCAAGGCATAAAGATACACCGTGTGCGATTAACCAAGCAGTGTTCTTAAAATCTTGTGCTGCCCAGACGGTGCAAGGATGTCCTCTGAATGCCCCTTTCTTTGTATTGTATGGACTACCATCTTTCTTGTGTAGTAGTTCATCTCCCCAATTAAAATACCACTTGGAGTAAACTACTGCCAACATCTGGCAGGTCTCA